TAGCATTTACCGATGCAAAGAGCACGGCGATGTGGTGGCGATTTGGAGCGAAGTTGTTAACGAATACTGAAAGAGGATTGCACCATGGCTGCATGTGATTACTATCTTTGCGATATTTGCGAATGTAAAACTTTTTATGATTCCGCATTGTACGGCAATGATTTTCCGGTAAACCTCAATCCAACGACTTTACACCCATGGCCAGACGGCGACGTTGGCAGCATGGCGGTCATCTGCAAGGACTGCGCGAAAACGCATCGAATCGAAATCGTGGCCATCGAGCTGGAGAGGTGATTCATGTCCAGCCACCGCAAGCGCCCCAAGCGCCCCTCCAACCGGCTCCCGAGGAACATTTTCGCGGTCCTGGCCGGAGACCTATCCAGCCTACGGGCCACGGTTGGCGATTTAAGCCGCCAAATCGGCTCAGGAAGCCACGCTACGAAGGAGGCCGCTAGGGGTGCCAAGGGTACGTCAGGAAAACGCCTAGAATCGCAAAATTTACCGTTTGAGGGGAAGCCATGAAGCCAGCAACTTTTTCGGTCGGGGACCGGGCGTGCAAAGTCGGGGGCAGCTATCAGGCAACCGGAACCATCCTCGCCGTGTTTATCACTCGAAACGGCGAACAGCGGTTCGTGTTCGACTTCGATGAGCCGCCCGGACTGCTGCATATCTTCGGGCCGGCACAGATTGAGCCGATGGAGGAACCTCCGAAATTAACACCGAACAACACAACGAGGAATCAACCATGCAACCCTATCAGCAGCGCGTCATCGACGAAAAAGCCGAACTTGATATTAAGATAGCTAAACTAGATTATTTTAGGGTGAGCGGAGAGATGTCAAAAATACCAGTTGATCAACAAGATTTGCTCGATTTGCAGCATAACGCCATGTTGACATATAGCATTATTCTCGAATTGCGGATTAAGTCTTTCAATGCGCCCTGATAAACACCCATTCCGACTCACACCAGTCAATCCTCTGGAACAGGACATCCAAGGCCAGATAATAGACTACCTGCGAATCGAACAAGCGCGGGGCCGGGTGGTGTGGTTCGAGAGAAGCAATGGCGGCGGCATGAAAAACCCGTCGGGGCGGGTGCTGCGGTTCTACTTTCTCTATTTGCGGGGCAAGATTCCGCGCAGCAAAGGCAAAGCGGATTTAAGCGGGATGCTAATGGGTGGCCAGTTCTTTGCTTTGGAGGTGAAACGGCACAATGAGCGGGAAATATAGTTTGCACACGAACTCGTTGATCGTTAAACCGGTGGGCCAACCGATTTATTGCGAAGAGGCGACCACTGTTTCAATCGAGGACGAGGGCGGCGGGTTATTTGTCGAGATTACCCAACATCACGACGATGGCCGGTGCCGGATAAGCGTGGGTTATGAAGAATGGCCGCTGATCGTTGCCGCCGTCAATGCCATGTTTGAAGAGATTGCGAAAATCGAGGCCGAGGATAAATGAAACCTGAAATTCTGGCGGCTGCACATTGGGCTTACGTCGAGAGCGTCCTGCAACTGCACGGCGAAGATCAGGGCGTCATCGAGAAATGCGGTGAGCACTACAAAGCCGCATTCGTCCACGGATTCAAGCATGGCATCGAGTCTCTATCCGAGAACAGCGCCGATAAAGGGTCAAAAATCGCGGTGACGCGCATCTACGGCGCCAGGGGTGCGGATGTCTTCGCGGAAGGGATGCTCAGTCTCCACGGCGATCTGATCAAGATCGAAGGAAGCCGGGATATGGAAATCACGCCTGATGAAGCCGCAAGGCTTGGAAAAGAACTGGTACGGCTTGCGCGGATTGGTGGATGGATTGACCAGGAAGAGTCCGACTGATGACCATCATCTACCGAATTCAAGACAGAGACGGGCGCATACCATGAAAACCGGATTTACAGGAAAACGCTATTTCGAGTGGCTTGGAAAACATTCAGGTTATTCGTTTATGCCAAGACTAGGGAAATACTACTTATGGCCCGAATACGCAAGAAAAGCATTTGCAATGGGCAGTATGCAGAAGAATAGGAGCAAGCAATGTCAGCAATCGGCCACAAACTCCGCAAGACCCAAGGCGGGATCATCTTCTGGTGTCCGGCATGCAACTCTGGCCATGAAGTGAAACTAGGCCGCAACGGCTGGGCATGGAACAACCGCGATGATTCACCGACGATAGCTCCGTCCGTTTATGTTTCTGTGAATAATTGGAGATGCCATTGTTTCGTGCGCGATGGAAGGATTGAATACCTAACCGATTCGACGCACGATCTACGCGGAAAGTCGGTTGAACTGCCGGATTGGCCTTTTTAATGCGTCCCGACAAACGCCGCCCCATGCGAGGAATCCCTCAAGACATTTTCGCGCTGCTCTTGCGTGGCGAGAAGAACGAGAAGTCGAGGAAGCGGAGTCAGGCGATGGTGAGGAGGATTAGAATCAATGCCGGCTAAATCCCCCTTTCGCCTCACTCCGGCCAATCCGCCAGCGCAACCCAAGAAACCCGATACTCTCGCCCTGGGACGCATGAAAGCCGGGGTCCGCAACGCCACTGAAGCGGAATATGAAAAACTGCTGGAAACCCGACGCTGTATCGGTGAGGTGCTATGGTATCGATTCGAAGGGATCACGCTCAGAATCGCCAAGGGCGTGAGCTACACGCCGGATTTCGTGGTGATGTTGGCCAACGGAGAAATCGAACTCCACGAGGTCAAGGGCTACTGGCGGGATGATTCCCGCGCCAAGACCCGCATCTCCGCTGAACAATTCCCATTTAGGATTATCGCCATCACGCGACCCTCTCGAAAGAAAGGGGCGGGATGGGTGTTCGAGGAAATTTAAAATAGGTGTATGATGATGAGCAAATATATGGAGTCTCCCATGCCTGAACTGATGACCCCATCCCAAGCCGCCCTGGACCTGCTCCACGAGTTCGAGCAGGGACCGCAAGGCGGCATGGCATCGGTCCCATACTGTGACTTTGCCGGGCATCCCACGATTGGATGGGGCCATCGAATCCTCCCTCGCGAGCGGTTCTCGATGACCCTGACGGCGGCGCAAGCCGATGACCTGCTACGCAGCGATCTTGAGCGTTTCGCCGCCGCCGTCAACTCATTGGTGACAGCGCCTATCACTCAATCGATGTTCGATGCCCTGGTGTGCTTTGCTTTCAATGTCGGGCTAGGCGCGCTCAAAGGCTCCACTCTCCTACGCCTGCTGAACCAACATTGGTACGCCGCCGCCGCACAGCAGTTCGAGCGATGGGACAAGGCCACGGACCAAAAGACCGGAAAAAAAGTATCACTAGCCGGCCTGAAGCGCCGCCGGCTGGCGGAACGTCGCTTGTTCGAGCGCGATGGATTCCAGCCTTGAGGTACTATCTCTACATGCTCTTAGCCATGGCCGACGCGCGATACCAATCCGCCTATTGGGAACAAGTGGCTGTTTCAGAGTGGTGGCTTTCGGTTGTTGATCAAATTATCGGTTGCGCCGTAAAACCTCGCCATTTATGGCGGGGATATAAGGCGCTCCGAACGAAGTTCGGATTCCTTTTTCGCCGCGTAATCAGCCAAAACCTTGTGAACAAGGTTAGACAGGTTGCGCCCGTCCTGCTCGGCCAGCAGCCGCAACCGATCTTTCAGTTCCTTGTTGATTTTCATGTGCAAAATTTCGTTGGTCATGTTGACTCCGGTAATTTTTAATGTTAGTCTTAGCAACATGATACGCACATACAGATTCAGGGTCAAGGATTCCAGCATAGCGCCGCAACTCACGAAGTTAGCGCGAGCCTGTAATTTCGTCTGGAATTTTTGCAATGAATCTCAGGAACACGCTTTGCGCTGGGATCAGCGGTGGCCCACCGGGTTTGATTTAAACAAACTGACTGCTGGATGCAGTAAAGAACTAGGACTCCATTCCCAAACGGTTCAGGCGGTCTGCGAGGAGTATGCAACCCGCCGTAAGCAATTCAAAAAAAGAAAACTCCGCTGGCGTGGAAAACGGTCTCTCGGTTGGATTCCGTTTAAGGCGTCTGGAATAAAAGTGGTTGATGATAAAGTTAGTTACGCGGGAAATACGTTTAGGTTCTGGAAAAGCCGCGATATTCCTGGAGTCATTAAAACTGGAAATTTTGCACAGGACTCCAGAAAACGCTGGTATGTAAATTTCGTGGTTGAAGTGCCGGAAGCGGAAGCCACCACCGGAACAAAACACATTGGAATTGATCTTGGGCTGAAAACCCTAGCTACCTGTTCGGATGGCCGCAAGATTGAAGCGCCCCGTTGGTATAGGAATCAGCAACGGCGAATTGCTGAACATCAGCGCAAAAAGCGTTCCCGGCAAGCACGGAATTTGCAAGCTAAAATTGCGAATCGGCGTAAGGATTTTCTTCATAAAGAATCAGACCGACTCACCAAAGAGTGTGAGTTAATTGTGGTCGGGGATGTCTGTAGTTCAAAACTCACTAAAACGAACATGGCAAAATCTGTGAATGATGCGGGTTGGACTATGTTCAAAAACCTACTTTCCTATAAAGCGATTGCGCGGAAGGTGGTGTACCGTGAAGTGTCGGAACGCTTCACAACTCAAGCCTGTTCCTGTTGCGGTGCGATAGGCGGTCCAAAAGGCCGAAAGGGTCTTGGGGTTAGGGAATGGGTGTGCGGCGAATGCGGGGCGGTCCTCGACCGCGACGTAAACGCAGCAATGAACATTCTCCGATTGGGGCATCAATCGCTACTCGCTGAAGTGCGGTAGGAATCCCAGGCCTTCAGGCCGGGGAGGATGTCAACAAGAGGTAACAACATGTCTGATTTTGTCGATAGCAAAAGTGATGATCGTACCGTCAACAACGTCATGCGCCATGCCTACCGGGTGCTGAGTGATGACGAAAAGAACCTGATGCAGGCAATCAAAGATAAGGGGCTTGAATTGCATGAGCTAATTGAGAGCATCGGCCAATCCCGTGAACTCTCTATTGCCAAGACCAAGACTGAAGAGGCGGTTATGTGGGCCGTTAAGCATCTAACGAAATGAAAGACGCCATTCTCTTCGTAGTCTCAATGACGCTGGTTTTCTCAGTCCCCATCGGGCTTTCGTTGTTTTCTATCATTGGCCGGCTGTTGGGCGCGCCATGAAAGCACTCATTCTCGCCGCTTGCGCTGTTTCAGTGCCTTGCCTTGCCGATGACGGTATTCCATGGATGACTCCGCATGTCGTTGATACCGGGGTGTCAATGGCGGTGTTGCAGTCCGTCCCCGGCGCGGTTGAGCTGCACCCGCTCGGCTTCCCCGGTGTCGTGGTCGCTAAGTTCGCCATGGAAGGTATCGCGCTGGGCTACCGAGACGCCGGCGATGTCGAGACATGCCAAGCCGTTGCTGGCGGTGCGCGTTGGGGCGGATGGATTGGCACCGGGGCGACCCTGGGCGGTCTGGCTGCTGGCCCTGTCGGGCTAGCGCTGGGCGGCCTTGGCGCTGGGCTGCTATCGTGGCAATGGTCGCGAGAGTCAGCGCAGTGGACGTGCTCGCAGCCGCCTCCGCTTGCTGATTATGCGCCGTATAGCTATTCTGGGGTTGAGTGCATGGGCTGGAATGATGCTAGACCTGATTTCTGTAACAAGTGGAGTTACCGATGAAAAATATATCCGCACTGCCGTTTCTCTGGGCGCTGGCGTCGGCTCCGATTTATGCCGCTCCATTTGTTGTATCTGATCCATACCCATCTTCCGGGCCTCAGCCGACCGAATTTGTGATTTCAGTATCCGGCACTCAGACGCCTGTTGTGGTTCCGGCAACTGCAACTCCGCAAGGCGCGATCCTAAAGTGGGATGTTTCCGGGGTGTCAGGCTCAAAGACTATTACCGTTAAAGCTCGCAACGTCTGGGGGGAATCCGCAGCGACCCCCCCTTTCACCTTCACCGTTGGACCGCCGGCCACTCCAAGCGGGATTGGGCTTTCGGTACAATAATCAGGCTACCCAAATGATACTTCCCTGGGGGAATTTCCTACGCCCGCGCGACACGCGGGGTCGTGAAAGCCGGACATTGTTTTTTGTGAGCGTGTCGTGGCTGATGATGACGGTGCGGTTTATCATCGGGGGCCTGTCTTTTGAGTACGGACCTATTCATTGGGAAATCGCGCCAGCACTGGTGACTGATTACGGCGTGGCGGTGGCGGCGGTCATTGCGATCTGGGTTGGACGAGAGTGGGTACGGGGACAGGCTGATGCTTGATACCATTCTGGCGATCATCGGCGGCGCACTGGCGTTACTGTTCGGGACCGGATGGGCACGGTCAAGCTGGCATCGTCGGAAAGCCGAGAATGAACTGTCTGAACGGCAGTTGGCGTCGAATAAGCAGCAGGAATCCGCCGCCAAGGCCGCGATGAAGGTCAAGGGCGATCAGGCTAGGCAGAAACCAATCGACATGAAAGGAAGGGGTGACTTTGAATGAGCGAACGCGATTACCAAAAAGAGCCGGTCTGGAAATTGAGGGTTCTGTTGCTTATCAGTGCGATCAAAGGCACTGACGAATGGATGAAGATAAAGTCGGCAATAGACAGTAAAACCGGATCAGGACGCCCCCCCAAACGGCGTTGGTATTGATTCCATGCGCGCCTTGATTCTTATCTCTCTGCTGATTTCTGGATGCTCATCTACTCCAACCATCGAATATCAAGCAGTCCCGGCATGGCTGATCCCGGCTCAACCAGAACTTCCTAAGATTCAATCATCCGATCTGAAATGCTTGTCGGATGAGACTTACTATTCTTTAGTATCGCGTGATAGAGCATTGCGGAATTACGCGACTGAATTGCGCGCATTGCTGGAAGCGAAATAAAAATGAACACAAACCATGTGAACGCCAT